AGAAGGGCACCAGCGCAGCGGTAACGCGCGGCAGTTTGGGCAGCTACTTAAACTTGTTACCGTCGGGAGCGTTCTGATGTCGTGGGAAGACCGAATACTTGAAGCCGCGTACACGTCGCCCAGCGGTGTGCGCTTCACCTTCGACTACGAAGACGTAGGCAGGCAGATACGTAAGAAAACGTCGGCGTACGACTTCGCGGACACGAACGGCACCTACGTTAAAGACGGCGGGCTAAGCGGCGAACGAATCCCACTTGAGATGATTTTTTGGGGCGAGAACTACGATCTGGCCGCTAAAGTGGCCGAATCCGCACTGTCCGAGAACGGCGCAGGCACACTAGAACACCCCGCGTACGGAACCCTATTGGTCGTGCCTTACGGGACTATCGAGCGCGTGGACCGATTGAAGACTGCCGCGAACCAAGCGGTGATCTCTGTTGAGTTTTGGGAAACGATACCGTCGCTGTACGAGAGCGTTGCGCAAAACGACGGGAGCGCAACGCTTGAAGCTGTCCGGGCGTACAACGAAGCAGCGTCCGAAGAACTGGGCCGCGCGCTTGACGCATCAACGACCGTAAAGCAGTCCGCAATCCTGACGCGGTACAACGCGCTCTTAGCATCGGCCAAAGCCGCGCTAAAGCCGATCGCTGACACTCTGGACGCAACGCGGCGCCAGTTCGACGCGATTACGGCGTCAGTCGACGCGGGCGTCGCGGTGTTGGTCGCAGACCCCTTGGCGCTGGCGTCACAAACAGTGTTGCTTGTTCAAGCGCCTGCGCGCTCGCTGTCCTCGATTCGGGCCAAGTTGTCGGCATACGCTACGCTCGCCAGCCAAATCGTCGGCGGCGCAATAGCGCCCAGCTATAACGACTTTAGAACACGGGACATGTACGCAAGCGCCTACGTGACAGGCAGCGTGCTGTCTGCGGTCAACGCTACGTTCACCACCAGGGGGGAAGCACTGGCCGCCGCTAGTTCGATTTTGGGCCAGTTTGACGCCGTGGTTGCTTGGCGTGACGTGAACTACCAGGCGCTCAACGAGACAGACACAGGCGAGCTTTATCAAGGGCTACAAAACGCCGTTGCCACCGCTGCCGGGTACCTGATTGGCGTGGCGTTCTCGCTTAAACAAGAGCGCGCTATGACACTGACCCGCGCCCGCACTGCGCTTGACCTGGTGGCCGAACTGTACGGCGTTGTTGACGAGCAGCTAGACTTTTTCATCGCATCTAACAAGCTGGTCGGTTTGGAAATATTGGAAATCCCCGCAGGGCGCCGCGTTGTCTACTACGTATAGCGCCCGCGCGGGCGACACATTCGAGACCGTTGCCCGCATGCGGTTCGGGTCAGAGCAACACGCCCCGACCATTGCGCACGCCAACCCCGGCATTTCCGCACCGTTTGTCGCAGGGCAAGCCATCTTTGTGCCGCCGGACCCTGGCGCGCCCACGGACAGAGTGGGAAACGGCGACGCGCACGCGCTTAACGAAGTCGCGATAACTATCGACGGCGTCCGCTACCGGCAGTGGGAGACACTGCGCGTAACGTTGGTCCTTGATGGCGTTAGCGAAGTGCTTTTCCGCGCCCCGTTTGACCCAGACAACGCCGACGCTCGGCGCACTTTCAAGCCGTTCACGTACAAGAAGATGGCCATCACCGTCGGCGGGTCGCCGCTGTTTACGGGCGTTATGGTGGGGGTGGCCCCGTCGCTCACCCCCGAAGATGAAATAGTCGAAGTTAGCGGGTACGCCACAGCGGGCGTACTGTCTGACTGCACGCCACCTCCCGACATGGACCTCGAATTCAACGACGCATCGCTCGGAAGTCTGGCGCGCGCGCTGGCAAGCCCGTTCGGCATTCCGGTCACGTTTGAAGGGCCGGACGTATCGTTAGGCGACCGCGTAATGCCCTCGCCTGTTGATTCAATTTGGGAGTCGCTCTCCCGGCTGTCTGCGCCCCGCAACCGCGTATGGGCGAGCACTGCCGACGGCGGCATTGTGTGCAGAGAAGTTACGGGCATAGGTGCCCCCGTGGCCCGCTTTGCGCAAGGTGTTCCGCCGCTTCAAGCCGTCGCTGCCACGTTTCACCCCCAGCAGTATTTTAGCCACGTGACCGGCGTTGGCGTCGAGACCGTTGGTGCGCAGGGGGAGAGCTACACGGTGACAAACACTTGGCTCAAGGGCGTTCTACGCCCGACGGCGTTCCGCGTAACGGACATCGAGGGCACCGAAGCGGACGTCGAGACTGCCACTACGTCCAAAGCGGGGCGCATGTTCGGCAACATGGCCGCGTACACACTTACGGTCGCCAGCTGGCGCGACGACGCAGGCAAATTGTGGGAACCAAACACGACTGTCACATTGATTGCGCCGGGGGCCATGGTGTACAAAGAGTACGAGTTCTTGATTCGCAGCGTAGACCTTGAGCGCACTCCCGACAGTGAGACCGCAACGCTGGGGGTGATACTGCCCGGCGCGTTTAACGGCAGGCTGCCAAAGGCGCTGCCATGGGATTGATAGGGAGGGTCTTATCCTTCGTGGCCAAGGTGCGCCACGGGGCAAACGTTAACGACGTCGAGGTGCGCGCAGGCGGAATGCCGTTGTTCACTGCAGAGCACTTTTGCACGCCAGGCGACGACTCGGCACCGCTTGACGGAGACTACGCTATGCTCTCAGAAGTGGCGCCAATGGGTCGTAAAGTCGTAGTTGGGTACCTCGACCCAAACAACGCGCCTTTGGCCGCCAAAGGCGAAAAGCGCACGTACTCACGGGGCGGTGGCGGCGCCGTCGTTGCGTCAGTGTGGCTTAAAGCTGACGGGTCGGCTACCGTCGAAGCCGAAGGCGCCGTCACTATCATCAACGGCGCGGGCACGTTCGAGCTAGGTGCTGATGGCACAATAAACCTGAACGGGGTTACAATCAGCTCGTCGGGCGTAGTCACCGTACCGGCGAGCCTAGTGCTCGCAGGGAAACAAATCGCAGCGCACACACACCAAATTACAAGCGGGTCGAGCGCACCAGGGCCAACCGGCCCCAACACATAACTGCGGAGGCAACTGATGGAAGGCACGATAGACCTACGGCAGACCAGCGACGGCGGAGACATTGCGTTTGTCGACGGCGCGGCTGTTCAGTGCTCTGGCCTGTCCCCCGCTGCGTACCTCTCGCTGTTCGGAGGCAACGAAGACGACGCGGGGGGCAGGGACACTTCCAGACAGTGGTGGGGGAATCTGATCGGAGAGGACACGTACCGCAGCGAGACACAAAACCTTTTGCGTTCGATGCCTGCGACGAGCGGCAACCTGCGCAAAGTAGAGGCAGCCGCCTTACGGGATTTAGCGTGGCTCGTATCGAGCGGGGCTGCGGACAGCGTGACCGTCGCTGCGTCAATCCCTGCGCTTAACGCGCTACATGTCGACGTGGCTGTCACCGCAGAGGGCAAACAAACTAAGTACACTTACTCCGAAAACTGGGCCGCATCCGTATGAGCACCGTAACCACCGCACAGATTTACGCAAACTTGGTCGCACAGATTGAAGCGGCGCTTTTCCAATCCCTGCCCATCCTGCCAAAAGACCCCCTACGGGTTTTGGCCAAAGTGACTGCGGGGGTTTACACCTTGCTTTACAGGTTCATAGGGTACAACGCACTGCAGACGTTCGTGTCGAGCGCCAGCGCTGACCCTGTGACGATCAACGGCAACACCCTAACCCCGCTGCACGAATGGGGGGTGCTTATCGGCATCGGCCTCCCGCCCAGCGCTACGGCTGCGGAACTGACCGCCACTGTGACGGTGGCAGTCGCGGGCGGCACTTTACCCGCAGGTACGCAAGTCCTTTACGCGCCAACGGGGGTTACGTACTTAACACTCGCCGCCGTGGCGCTCACCGCGCTCACCGTTGAGGTTACGCTTAGAGCGTCCGCAGACAGCTTGGGGGGAAACGGGGCGGGAGTGCGGGGCAACGTACCGCCAGGCAACTCCCTGTCCTTCGTGAACCCCCTGGCAGGCGTGTCGCGTACTCTGGTGGCGGGCGCCGCGACTGTTACAGGCGCCGACGGCGAAGACCCCGAAAGCTACAGGGGGCGCGTTGAGACAAGGTTCAAGCAGCGGCCACAAGGCGGCGCACTGGCGGACTATCAAATTTGGGGCACGGGGGTGGCAGGCACAGTCAACGTGTACCCTTACCGTGACGCACTCTGCCCAGGCCAAGTCGTCGTCTATGTCGAGGCCACGGCGGCCAGTTCGGGCAGTGCCGACGGCATTCCGACCACACCCCAACTGCAAGCCGTGCTCGACGCGATTTACTTAGACGTTGACGGGCTGGCCAGTCGCGCCCCGGTTGACGCTTTGGTTAATGCCCTGCCCATTAGCCGGGTGACGTTCGACGTTACCGTGGCGGGCCTCTCAGTGACCGACCCGGTAACGGTCCAAGCGGAAATAACCGCCGCTATTACTGACTACCTGCGGGCGCGGGCGCCGTACATCCCTGGGCTTTCCTTCCCGCCACGGCTTGACCGAGTGACACAGACGGGCCTGGCTGGCGTTGTGGACGCTATCGTTTCCGCACACGGCGGCACGTTCAGCAGCCTCACGTTCGCAGTCATGGGCGCAACGCTGGTCACGTACTCGCTGGGCGCTGGCGTTAAGGCTAAGCTCGGCGCTTTGGTGTTCTCCGCATGACGCTTTTTGATACGTGGAAGCACCTACTCCCACGGGCGAAGGCGTGGACGGTCACGGTTGATAAAAACTTGCGCCGGTTGGTCCAAGGGCTGTCCACGGCAGGCGATGACGTTCGAAGTGCGGCGGACATGCTGTTTTTGGACGTGCTGCCCGCGTACACGACGAAGCTGGCGCAATGGCTGGACCAGTTCGGGGTCAGTCCCGCGTTTCTCACAGAAGCAGAACAGCGTGCCGCACTGGTTGCAGCGTGGCGAGCACGCGGGTCATTGTCCCCCCGAGCACTGCAAGACACGTTGCGCGGCTACGGGTTCAACGTCTACGTCCACCAATGGTGGGTGCCCGGCTCCGAACCCGCAGTAGGCGTGCCCTCGTGCGCGACCCCCCGTGACCCGCAGTTGTACTTGTCCCCCACGCCCGGCGTAATCTCGGGCATTCAGTGCGGTGAGCCTCTAGCGGAATGCGGTGAGGCGTTGGCGGAATGCGGCAACACGTTCACCGTGCTTGGCTACCCCCTGGTCAACATCGTCGTGCAGACCGTGGCAAAATACACAATGCTGTGCGGCGAACCCCAAGCGCAGTGCGGCGAGCCTTTGGCGGAATGCGGGCAGTACACGGGTTTTGCAGACATTGCGCAGACGTACCCCCTACCCGCTGGTGTGGCGTGCTGGCCGTTTTTCGTATACATTGGGGCGGAGACTTTCCCCGAACTAGCGACAGTACCTTCGGGGCGGCGGGCCGAATTCGAAGCCTTGCTTTTAAAATACACGCCAGCACACGTATGGGTGGGCGTTTTAGCAACATACGCATAGGGTCCGATATGATCATCCCAAACACCAACGCCGCCTTTACGGGCAAAATTAGCACTTTGGACGCGACGAACTACCCGTACGGGAAAGCGCGCAATGTGACAACGCCGGGGGACGGCCTTGGCACCCCGCTTATAGACGTGCAGTACAACGACTTGCTAGGCTTCTTCGCCGCCGTCGCCGTCGCAGCAGGGTTTACCCCCAGTGGCGACCCAGAAACCGCCGTAGTGTCGCAAGTGCTCGACGGTGTCCGTACGGTCTGCAAGAAAGACGGGAAGCAACAACTGTCCACGCAGACCGCGACCACAGGCAGCTACGCGTCAGCCAACCACAACGCCTTCGTGACTTGCACAAACGCCGCCGCAAACACCGTAACGCTGAACGCGCCCGCAGCACCCTACGGCGACGTCGTGACGTTCTGTAAAGCGGCGGGAGCAGGAGACGTTACGGCGGTGCCTGGCGCAGGCGTCGG